ATCTGGCGCCGCATAGTACAGTAGTTTGCCTGTATAGGTTGTGTCCGGTGTAGGACCAAATACAAAATTAGAGCCGTCCATAGTGTAAAAAACGGGTTTTCCTGTTTCGGTCGTACGCGCTGTTCTAAAAAACGTTGTAGGCGGCAAATAATCTAATTGCGTTATTGGGGTGCTGTCTATGTGCAACTCCCGTAATTCTAAAAAATCACTAGGTATCGCAACACTTGAAGCGTTTATCGTTAAATCGCTAGAACTGAGCATTTCGCGTACACGCAAATCTCTTCTTATGCGAACTTCAGCAAGTTTTATAAAATCAACAATCTGGGTTGATAAATCATCTCTTGCCAAATAATTAGCAACTAAACTTTGTAAGTCTGAATAGGTTGCGATAGCCATTTATATTCTTCCTGTTCGTGTGCGAAAAAACCTATTATCTGGGTCGTTCAAAAATTGTCGAAATGCTTTTTCATCAAGCACTTTAAAGCCTCTCAATATACCTTTTTTGTTCAAAGCATCTATAACAGTTAAAGGTATAGATGCAATTTTGTTCCCAAATAAATTATCCGACCATCGGGCGTTTTCATCAAAAGAATTAAATTCTTTTTTATTTTTTTCAATAATCGGGGTGCAATCTTGTACGTCTTCAACTATGCACACTCCGTCTTGTTTGTGGTACAGAGTATTTTTATAATTCATAATTTTAGGAAACCAAAGAGGGGGAAAGAGATGGAACGTACTAATGGAGATTATACGAGTTCCCCCTCTAAGGTTGTTAGGTTAAGTTAAGATAAATCAGCACAAATACCATGTGCGCCTTCGTTTAAAACTCCGAGAGTGCATTCAGTCACTATTTGCTGTTTAGCGGCTTGGTCGCCTGCTACTGCAAGGTCATTTGTGGTGAATGGTCGTAAATAATTTACTTCCAAAAACTCTGGGTCTAAAACTAATGCGATGTCATCTGCTGAGTTTGATGCAAGCATAAACCTATCAGGAACAACGCTAATTGTTCCAAAGTCGGACATGTAAACATCAGCCGCCCCAATGATAGTCGTTGGAGCATCAGCGGGTGCCATGTATCGTTGCGCCGCGATTCCTGCAAAACCAGATACCACTTGTTTTTGTGAAGGTGAAACGAGAAGCATAGATGGGTCGCCACCTGCTTCATACACTTCTTTAATCACTGTTTTCAGAATAGTTTCTGTAAACGCTCTTTCAGCCTCCGAGCTATCTGTTCTCGCTGTTGAACCTAAAGAACCTGCTACGCCCGCAGAACCAAAGTCACCATTTGTGTTAATCCACGTTTGTAAGCCACCCATAGTTCTAGCCTCAGCCGCTGAACCCGCGTCTTTAATTTGGTTAGATAACAAAATGGCTTCTAAATCACGTTTAATTTCTTTAGAGGCTTTGGCCAACTGGTAAGCCTGCTCGCTTTTGCGACCCGCTTTGTCGACTGCTTCTAATGTGCGTGAAACAGAAATTGTTTTCTGTAGAATTTGACATTGGTTGTTAAGACGTGTGGTTGCTGACAATGTTGCTGTTGAAGCGTCAGCACCTTCAATAGCGGCGTTACTAACATTTACGCTTGCTAACGCATCTGTTTGCCACTCGTGCAAAGTTCCACTGGCCTTACCTTGGCCAATACTATTCATGAAAGGCGTATCCGTAGGTGAGATTGAATAAATTACATCTTGCAAGTCTTCTCTACTACCGACCGCCGCATGGTTTGTAAATACTGCCATGATTATGTTCTCCTATAACATGGCCTCAAAAACATTTGCTACATCTTTAATTTTTCCAGTTTTTTTGGCCTGAGATTTAAGTTTCTTAATCCTTTGGCCTTGACTATCAGCAGGCGGGGTAACACCACTCCTTATCATTTTTGGAGCTGATTTAACTTTAGTCATTACCTTTGGTTTTGCTTGCCGCGCTTTCCAACCTTCATGGGCTAGGTCGCACAGAAAAGCAAATCTGCTGTCTATTGTTGCGTTTAACTCTTGATCGGTATAACCGACAGTAAGGGCTACGTTTCGCAGGTTTTGCTTCATTTCTTTGCCCTTGTCGGGGTGAAAGTAATCTGGCAATTTGTCTGCTACTTTTTTCTTTTCTGCTTCTAATCGTTGTGCAAGACGTTTTTGATTTTCCGCTTGTTGCTCTGTAGCAAGGCGGTGTTGTTCTTGCCTGATTATTGCTAATTGTTTGTCCCTTTCTTGTTGTTCCGCAACTTTCATCAAGTATGCTTCGGGATTGCTTTGTTTAAGGGCAGATAAATCTTCTTGTTGATTTTGACCTTGAAGATATTGATCTAAAAGGTTTATGTATTCCGAATACTTTTGTCGCTCCTGAGTGTGTCTTTGATACGCCTCATCTTGCTCCGCTTTCTTCGATGATAACTCACCTTTTAAAGATTCAACTTCCTTCTTGTCATGCGCAAGAGATTCCATCTTTTTTCGAACATTGGCTTCAAGTTGATAATTTTTAACCAATTCATCTAAAGTAACCTCATGCTCTTCGCCTTCCGCTTTTACGCGGAACGTTTCCGGTTGAGGTGCTTCTTCTTTTTCGGTTTGTTCTTCTACTTGTTCCTCAGATACTTCTTCAGTTTCTTTGGCTTCAACAACCTCTTGTTCTTGTGGTTCAGGTTGTGGTTGATCTTGCGATGCCTCACCTTGATCCATCAATCCCATGATTTTGTCTGCGGCCTGTTCTACGTTTAACGATTCCATGCCTTGTTCTTGGTTAACAGTTTCGCTCATTTATTTTCCTTTTAAAAAAATTTCCATTTGCTATTATGGACAGCTTTGTTGTAAGCAATGCTTTCAAAGTGTCCAATAATCTTTTGTAATGCTTTTATCATTCGATAGGATTCTTCCCTTCCTTCAAAATCTTCTACCGCGCTATTTGCTATTTGCGATAAATATTCATTTGTAATAGTTTCTACCGACTTTTTAAAAGCCGTGTTTTCTAATAATTCTCTTGCTTCCTGTTCGGTCATTACATTCCAAATTGATTCATTTTTGGTTCAGCTTCCGACTCTTTTTTTATTCTTTCTCTTTCTGCTTTTTCTTCATTTTCTTTCATTTCAAGAAATTCATCAAAAGTTGTTGGTTTATATGTACTGGCATTTTGATAAACGGTAGGTGTTCCAAACTCGAATCCCGTAGGTAATGTGTTTGTAAATCCAGCCACCCCTGATCTAAACATTGGATTCTGTGCCATATTCTGCATTATCTCAACATTATTTGTCATAGGGTTTACGCCATAAAACTGGCCTGTTAAATTAGTCGGCATAAAGTTTAACCCGCTTGTGCCTGTCATGTTATTCACAGGATCAAAAACCTGAGTTTCAGTTGTAGTATTATTTTGATTTGCCACCGCATCAATTGCCTGTTGCACCGCCGTAGGTACATAGTCTTCGGTATAAGGTACAGCATTAACGCTTTTTCCAAAATCGGAGTCTGCGTAATATTGAGATGAATCAAATAATGTATCTTGTATTGTTCCTTGGTACGGGGCGTTTGTGCCCATGACCCCTGTATCTGCAACTTGGTTTTGTAAAGCCGTAGCCTGATCAATTATTGATTGTCCTTGATCGTACATACTAGCAGAGTAATCTAACAACGTAGGCAATCTGTTGTAAATCATTTGAAATGCTGTTTGAAAATCCATTACATTATCCCCATTGACATAGGTTCATTCATTGCAAAAATGCCCATGTTATTTTGTTGTTGAACTATAGGTTGCCCAATTTTTTGTATAAATTCTTTTAATTCCGGCGTGATAGGTATGCTTAAAAATTTGTATTCTTTGCCGTCTTTTTCGTTTTTCATAGTAACAGTTTCGACTTTTGCGCCGATTTTTTTTGCATACTTTTTTAAAAATTCGTTTGCCTGTTTGTATACATTTGTTGGCGCTTTGGACGAATGTGATGCAACGCTTTCAGGCGTTGAAAAAACCGCTCTGTCGTAACCTTCTTCAACTGCTAATTTTATTGTTTCTTTAACACCCAGTTCGTGTTCTTTTTTAAAAGGCGCGTCTGGTTTTATGTTTGCTAATTTTTGTGTCAATGTTTCGCTTGATTTTTCTAAAAGAGTTTCAATAAAATACATAGGATTGCGTTCTTGCATTTTAGTAAAAGAATCTTCATATGGCATGATTTTTTGCATAAAACCGGCTAAAACATCATTTTCGGCCTGACTGTTGTTCTTTAAATTTCCTAAGTCCAAAATTTCTTTTGGCGTTATATCTTTTTTTGATAACTTGTTTACCATCTTTTTAATAACTTCTTTTGTAACGCCGTCAGCATCAAATAGTTGCGAGTTAATCGCTTCTTTTAAGGCTGAAACAACAATGTCTTTGTTTTGCTCAACGAAGTTTTCTTGAAGGCTCATTGTATCAGCATCGTATTTTTCTCTGGAAAATGGCTTCTTCGCCATATTTTCTTTTTCTTGTGCTTTTATTTCGTTTCGTAGCATATCATATTCATAAAGAGCCTCGTCTATCACTGATTCTTTGCTAGTTAAAGTTTCTTTTTGACTTTGATAAGCGCCTTTCTGCCCTCGTGCTGATTTATGAAAATCAGATTGTATTTCTTCCACGAATAATGCTTTTTCATTTGGAAACTCATCAACCACTCTATCGGTATATCTCAAATGAGCTAACCCATAAGTATTATTCGTTCCCGTGCCCAAACGGGAAGGTACTTCAAAATGACCTCCTTCAGAAGTAGCTAACTCAGCCCTTCCTTGCGTAATGTTGTCTTGTGATCTAACCAACCTGTAGCCATAAACCTTAAACGCCGGTGCTTCTTCCGCGCCTTCTTGTGCAAAAGTTAGTTTCGGAAAACCAGTTACATCTGGGTGGGCAAGGCCCCCTGTTATTTCTTCAGTTAACATCGGAAATCCCTTAATGTTTTGCAGATGACCTCGTTCTAAGGACGGATTTTCCATATAGTTAAGAGGCTCTGAAAATACTAATTTCTGATGCATGTCTACAATATCGCCTTGACCTTCTTCTGCAACGAATCCTGATTCTGGGTCTGTATCACGCAACTGAATATCATCTCTAACGAACTTATTTGAATTATTCACGAAATAAATTTCTTTTTTTTGAGAATTGCCTGCAAAATCTTTGCCCAAACCTTCTAAAACGTAAGCGCCCTTTGGGTTGTTTGCGTGTAAACTATAGGGAACCATGTCGTCTTGAACAATATCCCTAGCTATGTAAGGCGCAACCGATAAATCCATAATTGCATCAATTTCTTGTGCTATGTCTATGCCGTTACGAGCAAGCCAACGCGCATAATCTTCGTTTGTTCTTTCAAACCCTTCTTCCCAATTACTGATTCTTGATAACCAATTGTTTGCACGACGTAATTGGTAAGAGCCTGAGTGCATTCCATGAACAATATGCATTTCAAACCCTTCTAATTTGCCGTTTTCATCAAACACGTTTCTAAATCGTTTGTCAAATAGTTTGTCTCCAGTAAATCTTAATAAATTAAACGGCAATCTTTTAGTTAAATCGCTTGCTTGATCTAATGTAATGGGGGCATTTTCAGATAAAACTGCTTGCCTCATATCAGGTGGTAAAGGTATAAAAACTTTTTGCACTTCGTTGCGTTGGGACGATACTAATTTGCGTAAATTCTGAACAGCATTTTTGATAGGATAATCCCCCAACGTTAATTTATTTGATGCGGGGTCAAACTCAACTGGGTCTGAGCCGAACGTTCTGTTAATTTCGGGAGAATATTCGTCCCTTTGTCCTTTGCTCATGTGTAAAAATTCATCAAATACATGTTTCGGTTCATCAATATTAAAAACGACATCGTCATATATGATTTTTTTTCTAGCGAAATCTGTCAATTGGTCTAAGCGCCCTAATTGAAACGCTGTTTCGTTGTCATATGTTCCTGATTCTAAGTGCGGGCGCATGAACTCATTCAATTCTTCGTACCCGTCAACTATTTGCTGTTGGGTTACTCTATCTAATTTTTTAAATGGAGTGCCTGCTATTCCTTGATCTATCAGTTTTTCTCTTTTAAGGTTGATGGTGTTATCTCTAACGTAATCCATTACTTCTTCTTTTGTAAAACTTTCTTTGCTTTGTAAAAACTCAGGCAAACCTAACCAGTCTAATTCTTCTTTTTTAACAGCTGAGTCTTTTTGCAACATATTTAAAAACTGTTCACCCGTACCGGAAGGTTGGTTTATATTTTCTACTGAGCGCAGTGTTGGTGAGTAATATCCTAACTCGTCTAAGTCTTGAAAATTACTCAATAAACCGCCACCCCCGCCTGAGCCATACGCCTTAGAAAGCATCGGTGCGTTCATGTCTTTTGATAAATCAGCGCCTTGCTGATATATATTTTTCCCTTGGCTACCAAATTGTTGCACGTAATCTTTTAAAAATGGAGCGGTAGCTAATATCGCTGTTTTTGCCGCCGCCGTTGGATTTAAACTACCCAGTAATGCTTCTGAAAAATCTCCGGCTGAACTTTGTCCGAATATTCCTTCAGATTGCTTAGGTAATAATCCGAGTTTTGTTGCGTAATCTGTTGAGCCTATAACGTTTTCAGGTTTTATCATACCGCTCATAGTGAACGGCAACCCGAACAAATCAACCATACCCGTGCCTAACTGCGGCACACCGCGGCCAACAGTATACAAACCCTTAGCAAACATATCCCCAACTTTTTGGGCATAATCTCCTAAGTTAAATTCTTCTTCTTCCCGCAATAACATCAGTTAGGTATCTCCGTGTTTCCGGTCATGTTGTTTTGCACTTTTGTTGCTTTTATTTGTGCTTCTGCTAAGAATTCTTGTTTCTTTAACTCAAGTTCCTGCATCATTTTTTCACGCTGTAATTGTATGTCTGCTTCCATTTTGCGTTGTTTAATAGCAATATCGGCCTCGGCCTTTTGTTTGTCAATAGCGATTTGCGCTTGCGCTTGTTGCATAGCGGCGGTAACTACTGGGTCTTGTTTCTTTTGTTGACTTTGCTGAGCAAGCTGTTGATCTTGTTCAGGGGTTATTTCTTTAAAGAATTGTTTGGTGTCTTTAAACCCTGAAGTTTCAATAAACTTTGCTAAGGTTTCCCGATACTGACTCACGCTGACGAGCGGGTTATTAGGTCCAAACATTTTTAGTATTTCTTCTTGTTTTTGCATCACCATTTGTAATATGGCCATTTGTTGTTTCTGGTCGCCTGTGCCTAACCCTACATTGACCACGATATCGTATTGAGTGTCCCATAAACTCGGGTCAACGTTAATGTATTTACCCCGCATACGGATCATTTGTGGCTTGTTATCATATTTGCAAGCAAGGTGCAAAATGCCTTGAAAAAGACTTTTTATGCCTGTTTCCGCAAACACGCGGGCTATTAGTTCAATCTTGCCAGTAGCGGCGTTGGTAGATGCGGCAATGGCGGCGGCTGTTACATTCTGTAATACATCTGGAGCCAAACCTTGCATCGCATCGCTTATACCGGTTCTTTTCCCTTGTACTGCGTCTAAATACTCTAACATTGGGAATGCTTGGTTTGCCAACTGCGGGACAGTCATTGGCACGATTGCGTTTGCATTCTTCAATCTTACAACCCCTCCCGCGGTAACGTTTAGTAAATCATCTAAATTTGCCTGTCCTTCAACAACTCCAACCCGAGGGGCAAGCGACAAATATAGCGAATCTAAAATCGCCCTTGTTATTGCGGTTTTTTGTTCTTGTATGTCCATTGACCTATCAGCCAATGATTGCCCGAAAAACTTATGCGGCAGTGGGTAAGGGCAAATAGCATGAAACGGGTTAAAGTCTATTTCTTCATTAGATAATACTTCGTTACCTGAATAAACAACTTTGCGCCTTTCGGCTATGCCGTCATCGTTGAAGTCGGTGAACAAATAACATTCAAACACTTCTATTTCTTCCATGGATTTATCTAGCGATTCCATGTCGTTTGGTTGTTCGCCTTCTGAAAATCTGCTCACTCTTTCCGGCGTATAAGATAACTCATCATACGCGGGTAGGGTTTCTACAACTTCTGGGTCGAAACCTAATGCAACTAAATCTGTTCTTGTTACTAATTTTCTATGCGCGCAAAAAGGGCTGTCGGCTATGGTTTTGCCTTTTTTACTTATTAAAAACTCTTCCGGCGGCAACGACTCAACTACAATCTTTCCTGTGGTTGTCTTTTTTCTAACCTCGACGGCAAAGTTCCTTTTAGTTATTGCTTCGCCCAGTTCGTTTTGTATAAGTTCTTCAGTTATTTCCTGACTAACTACTTCTCGTGTTTCATCAGCCAACAGCATAGTCATTTCTTCTTCGGTTAACGACTCGTAAGTTTCGGTGTTGGCGTGTTCTTTTTCTTCGTAATAGGCTTTGAAAATACCCACTTTCTGCGTGAGCGCAGTTTTCATGGTTTCATGTAGTATGTCAAAACCTTCGTTTTGGGTATAAAACACCCAGTTACAATAATCTGTAATTTGTTCAGCAATCTGTACGCCTTGCGGGTTTCTGGCCTCGAACTTAACTGCGTTTTCGCTACTGGCAAAAATACGCATCAAATGTGGCATAGCCCCATCAACGGCCTCGGCAACTTCGCCGGTTACAATCGTGCTACGACCTTCTACTTCTGTGCCGTAGGGTCTTCTGAGATACGCCTCTAAAGACTTGCGTCTTTCGGTTGTTGTTTCACTTTCTATGTACCCGATTGCTGAGTCCAGTTCGGCTTGAACTATTGTTTTTAATTTGTTTTCGTTCATTCAGTAGTTGCTCCAACGCCTCTATGCGTTTTTCTAGTTCATCTATACGTTTTTGAGGGTTTAACCCTTGTTTTTCTAGTATCATACAACCCACCTATGGTTAGGTTGCGGTAAATGACCCCAGTTTTCGTTGGTCATAAACTCGCAACTGGTACATAGATACCTTAAACAATCGGCGGCGTGGCTGTGTTCGTCATGCATTGGGCTTGAAGGTTCGCCCGCGCTGTTAATTGTTCTGCGGTATCTTTTTATATGGTTTACTAAGTCTTTGGTTTTTTCTTTATCGAACCAAATCCTTGGCATGACCATGCGAGTCTTCATTATACCCTGTTCAACGTCCATGCGGCCTAAAGTAAAAACATCTCTACCCATGCCGCGTAGCATTTCCTCGGTGCTTTTGCCGTGTTTAAAATCTTTATGAGTAGCATCGTGAGGCAGATAATCTGTGCCCCAGTTCCAATCTCTTGTTTCTAGTTCTTTTATGTAGCTTTCTAAGGTTCTGTGGCTGTCTTCTATAAAATCAATAATCCGTAACTCTGAAGCGGCCATTTGAACCATTATAATCGCCATGTTGTCGTTCCACCCTAAATCCCACACAGTGTGTACTAGCAACTGTGGGTCATACGGGACGTTGCGTATTCTGCCCTCTGATATGACGTCTTGTATTTCTTGGGTGTATATTGCGCCTTCTACAGTTGGCCGGCATTTACCTTCCCAGACTGTTAAGTAACCTACGGGGTCGCGTAGTTTCCATTGTTTGCGTTCTTTTTCTAACTCAACCGGAAAAAATGGGTTGTCATTGTAATTAACCTGCACTATCCAACTGTCTTCAGGTGGGTTTTCAACGAACCTTTGATATGTGGGGTCAGTATCTAACTCAGGATTAAAAGATAACCAAATCTCACTTCTTTCTTTCCGAATTGTTGGAATCAGTACATCCCATGACTTTGTCGTTACGTTGGCGGCCTCCTCTATCCAACAAATATCCGTGCCCTCGTAAGATTTTAAATTTGCCACGCCTTGTTGTCTTATGCCAATAAAGGTTATTTCGGAACTGTTTCGACCACATATCTTTTGCTCCATTACATCAAACGCATTATGTAAGCCCATGTAACCAATCTGATCTTTCAATAATCTATGAACAGATTCTTGTATTGATTTTTGAGTTTCTCTAGCACATAATACCCGCAAAGGCCGTTCTGCACACATAGCGATAATTGCACGAGCAATCGTCCATGATTTACCACTTCCCCGCCCGCCGTACAAAACCTTGTGTCGTTTCGGTTTAAATATCGGGAGCAACTTTTTTGGAATCCGTAAGGCGAACTTGCTAATTAGTCTACCTCCACTCCAACTACTTCAATGCTTGTCGTTATTTCTATTGGATCGCCATTTGCCCCTACAAGCTCATTTACCTGTCTTTCTTTCCAACCTGCTCTGGTCTTGAGCCAAAACATTTGGGCTGATGTGTTGCCGTTTTTTGCTTGGTCAAAAAGGCTTTTTGCGATCTGCGCATTAGCATCTATACGCCCGTCATCTAATTCTTTTTTGTAATACTTTGTCAGCGTGTCGGCTGATATGTCCATCTTGCTTGCTATATCCTCATGCGTAATCCCAACCGCCGACAACGTTCTTGCCATTGTTCTTTTTTCGGTAGTCGGCACATGGGCAGGTCTTCCTCTGCTTGCATTTGCCATTTTTATAACTCCGGTAAATTACATAAATTTTTGCAATCCATTGATTGTGTAAAAAACTAAACTGTTTCTATAACCGCCTAAATTTACTGAATTAATAGGCGTTACCCCGTGCATATTAGCATAAGCCGGATAAACCAGTAAGGAATTATCGCTGTTTTCAATAACTAAACCATACTCAGGAACGTGTAAATGCGCTCCTAATACCTTTTTTTTTACTGAAAAAATCAAATTAACACAGCCTTTCAAATTACCCCTGTCTTGATGATAAGGCGCGGCGATGTTGTAGTTTGATATACTGCTTGAAAATAATTCTGTTAAACCAAGTCGTTCCGGTACATTTTCTTTCACTAATTGTTTTTGCTTGCTGTATTGCTCAGGCATATACTTTTCTATAAGTTTTTCCCCCGCTCTACACAGTAACAACATGGCTTTTATAAAAGGTTGGGCGCTTTTTAATCCATGTATTGTTGTGGTTCTGGCGTAGTTTCTTCTCATGTGCGCTCTTGGCACCGCCGCTCCTAATACAACGCTGTACTGTTCAACCCATTCTTCCCCTTTTGCTATGGCTTGTTTGCGTGTACCTCTGTTCATTTTAGTTTTAGGTACATTAGCCGACCTGAGTTCGGTATCAGCTATAGCGATTAAATTGGTTACATTGGGTGGCAAATCATTTATATAAAACCCCACAGGTGCATCATCTTTCATAAAGATGCTAGTTTCTGCGATGTTTGCTCTTAGTTTTTTAACCTTTGTGCCAAATTTTTCTGGGTATTTTTGACTTTCAAGTTCGATAATATTCATATCTTTAACTTGGGCAAGTTTTTTGTTTGGTCATGCAATCGCACTTCCGGATATTTACCCTTGGCGTTTTTTCGTTTGCAGTGCAACGGAAATGTTTTCAACAGCCATTGAACCGCCTTTTCTTCATATTCTACTGTTCTGTAATTTTGTATTCCTCCAGATTCAGAATAATACTTTGTGTCCGGCGCTATGTAGTTATATCTGACCACCTTGTTATGTGCTAGATAATACCTAATAGAGCGTTCAAAATCCTCTTTTCCATACTCCGGCGCGGTTGAAACATATGCAAATTTTTCATGAGCATTTATCC